AGACCCACATAACGTCACCATACTGAGCAAACGTGTATTCATTTGCGTAATCTTCGTCAAAAGGTAAAGCAGCAGAGTTTACGTCAGATGTAACTGTAGCGACTAGACTGACTGATCCATCTGCAAGCAAACGAAACGCGCGCAGCTTTTGGTTCTCAATCGAAATAACATACTGTTCATTATCATCAAAGATAAATGAGGTCAGGACAGATTTGTATGGAGTGTTGGCGTCATACGTTAAGGCATAGTCGTGTATATGCTTTAGGCCATGACGCTTTCTCAAGCCGCCTTCTGGTAATACTAAAAAATTCTCAACCCGCTGTGCAGAGGAGTTGAGAATTGGTGTGTCGTTGCGGCTAATAAGTGAATCGCTGACTTCGCCAAACTGAAAGCTACTTATTGGAACTCTAACTTTCTGCATTAACTTCGCCTTTCAGCAATAAACCTCGATGTGTTGAGCTTGCGCGTTGTCTGCGTTTGAGAGTGCAGGCGTCTGGCTTGTGTCATCTGATAGTTAGCCTTCTGCTCCATTAAGCTGGCAAGCTGAGAGTCACGCGCAGCAGAGACCGCAAGAACCCCAGCCATCATATACTCAACCGCAGTAACAAAATATGGAGGCCAGTCAGACTCATCAGCACGGAAGATGTAGTCAGCAACTAACGTCTCTGTGTCAGATGAATTGCAAAATACCTTAGAGCCATAGGTATCATATTTAATTGGAAAGTCATTTACTGTGACTGCAACAAGCATAATTGACTCAGATGGAAGCTGGTAAGCTGCGTCCCAACGTCCAGAGGGCGCATCTGTTAATCTGTTTAAGACAGCTTGGTCAGTAGAAAAACGCCAGCGTGAGCTGGTCAGGGCTGATCGAGCCATGTCTTCGTACATTGCGTCACAAATTGTTGCTTCCGCAGTGCCATCATCAAAAGACTGAATCACATCACCGCCGATAAGCAATGATGCGCGAGAGCAGATCTTGATGGGTGTGTTTGCTACATCTGGCATTTGAAGTCGGGGGGCCGAAACCCCCCGCCCTACTTAGTTGTTGTCAAGAACTTCGTAGATACCATCGGCGTCGATTACGACAGCGCCCATAGACATCATAGAAGTTGCAAGATGCGAAACTTTTTGCGGTACATAGTTTACCTCAGTAGTCACATCGGCGTTGATGCCGAGGCCAACTGAAGAGGTATGGTACGCAAAGTTTTTGCCGCCAGCTACAGCAGACGTTGAGAAGATCTTGAAGCCCAAGAACTCTTTCATTGTCATGCCGCCTGCGAATGGCAGGTTCTGTGGCCCTACATAGTCGGACGATGCAAACTCGTTGATAGAGAACAAGTCAGCAAAACCAGCAGGAGACATAGCAATATAGCGCTGGCCATCTTCCGGAATGTCGGCTGTGCCGAATGTAGAGAACAGTGTCAGCAGGTCATCTTTGACCAATGCACCAGAGGTGTCAGCGATCTGAGTTGCGTTTGCACCAGCGTCCATAGCTGTAATGAGAATCTCATCAGTCTTACGACCGAGTGCAGCAGCAGCGGATTGTGCTACAGCTTGACGCTCGTTGATGTTGATTTTCAGCTCATCGAGCTTGTCGATGTACTCAGGTGCGTAGAAGTCAGCCATTGTTGCTTCTACGTTGGTGTGCGCCAGTTCCATAGCTGTAACGTCACCGTTACGAGATTTGGTATTAGCAGCACCTTTGCCAATTTTTTGAAAACGAGCAACCGAACCAGTTACATTTGAAGAACGAACAGTGTTGCGGAGCTTGCTGCCCATACGCTGATACGCCAAATGTACTTCTGTTTCGAACTGCTTGATGAAGGCTTGGTCGATAGTATTAGCCATTTTATCAGTCCTTAGATGAAGTTACGATTCAACGGGTGTCCGCTCTTTCACGTCAGCAAGGGTGTCCTTTCGGGCCTTTCAGTGTGTTACGGGCCGTAGTGCCTCATTGTAAACAATCTTTTTGTCTGGATTGCAACGCACAAAATCAACATACTTGTTCGCATCTACTTGGTGTATCCCTACAGGCTCAAAGCCTAACCACGTTGCCCAGTTAAGCATTCCCTCATAATCTGCTAAAATTGTCATGCTCATGTAGGTTTCGCTTTGATCAAAGAAATTGACTAATAGCTTAGACCCACGCGCCATAGCGTGAAAGTTTTGTTTCAAACCATCTGAAAACATTGAAAACATTTGGGGAGATTCTTGGTCATCATTGTACCAAAGCCCACCAACCATAAGGAAAGTGTCATCATTACGTCTGCAAAGATAGGAGTCAGAGGTCTCATACATTTCGTGCAGGGCTTGCCGAATGTCTGTATGCCCCAGCAAAATAAGCTCTCTTTTATTTTCTGAGCTTAGGTTCTCGGCCACCTCGTTAACGTGGCCAAGAGTAAACGGGGTGAGGTAGTAATCACCCCGCTTTAATATCTTAACCTCGGTAGACCTGTTTAAAACCAGCTTCGACTTCCCGTACAAAGTTTGGGTCTCGGTCTCTTGGACTGTAATATCTTGGATCATTCATCATCTCCCTGAGCTTTGCTTCACTCAGTCCGGCTGTTGGCTGAGTATTCCCAGCAAATGATCCACCTTTTAGTGCTTCTTGTATAGCCTCTAGCGCAAGAATACCTTCATGGCTTTCGCACATACGCTCGATTGCAGGCATTGCGTTCTCTGGAAAGAACTTACTAGCAAACATAGACGCAGCCTCAATGCGAGTATCTGCATTCTCACCTAGCTTTGCGGCCTCTGCCTCAAGGTCAGGACCGCTGTCTGTACCAACGGACTGAGCATACATCTCAATACCCTGCTGAAACTCTTCTTGTGAGAAACCGTTTTCAAACGCATGTTCAGACCACCACTTTAAAAGCTCATTGTCTACAGAGGCTTCTGGATCAATGATGTCAGGAAGCTCATAGTCGCCTGCGCTTTCTGGGCGGTTACTAAATGCTTCTTGCTGAAGCTCTTCAAGCAAGCTGTTACGAATGTCTTCTTCTTTGCTGCCTAGCTTAGATGAAAGCTCCGAGTAAGCCTTGGCTAAGTCCTCACCAGTCTTGTATTTTTCTGGTAGCCACTCAGGACGTTCCTCAGTTTGTGACGTTACGTCACTTTCGATAACATAGTCTCGTGACGTTGCGTCACTTTCTGCTACTTCGACTTCTTCACTCATTTGTTTTTGCTCCTATGTGCATGTGAGATACGCTGTTCAATAAGACCAACAATGTAACGCTGGCCTTCAACGTGTCTCAACTCCTCCGTTGTCACGTTAGGACCGTGAACCATTTCAATAGTTACGGACCGCAAGTAACTCAACACCTGTTTCCCTGTAGGTGTTGAGAATATCTCAGCAATATTCTTACTGATTTCAATGTCTTTGTCGGCAGGGCGCTGAAAGCCATCCCTACCAATATTAACCTTGTTGTTCAACAGGCGCTCCCATTTGCTGTTGCTGCTGTGCCATTTGCTGCGCCATCGCTGCTATCTGCTTCCGTTGGTTCTCATCGCGGATCAAGCTCTCAGGCACACCAAACTTCTTAGCAAGATGCGCTGCTGTTTGCTCCCCGTCAATAAGAAGCTGCAACATCTCTGGGCCAAACACTCCACCAACAAGCTCCAAGAATCGTGCAATGCTTGAAATGTCTTGGTTGGCTTGAGCTTGAGCAAGCGGAGATACAGACCGAATCTTGACCTCACGGCCATTGATAGACGGTACTTCGATGCGGCCTTGCTTCTTCAGGATGTAGATAACGCGCTGCAACAATGGCTGCACAAGCTCTGCTTGCAATCGGCCAAACGCAGAACCCATGCGCCGAGACAGGTCTGCCATACGCTCTGCGACTTCAGTCGCGGTAGCTGGTGTTCGATCTGGATTACCAAGCATGTCGTTGTATAGAGCGCGCTTAATGTTAAGCCGCATATCGCTCAGTACAAGCTGAGCGACATCAAAGCTGCCTGCCGCTTGGATTGGTTGCAAGCCAGCAGAACCCATAGCTTTAGGAATGATTGAACCCGGAACAAGTTGGATCGTGTCGGGGTTAATGACGCCATCGTCATCAATTTGATAGACACCAGATATAGCCATTTGAGCGTTCTCAAGGATTAACTCAATAGTTAGATTGGTTGTCTTAATAGCAGATAGAGCGTTGATTAGTGGGCCACGACCATAGATTTCACCCGCACACTTAGACCAGCGGAAGCAAATGAATGGGTTTGCTCCAAGACCAGATATTTCTTTATAGTAAAGAACTGTCTCAGTGTTCATGCAAATTGCATAGTGATAGTAAGCATCCTGATTCTTGCGAGAATAGTCTTTACAAACAAGCTCAAGAACAGTTGTGTCTGCTTCTTTACCCATCTGGGCCATGACTTTAGGATCGAACGTAGCGTTAGGATACAACTCAGATAGCTGGTCATACTTAATTTTCTTACGCTCACGATAAACGTGGTCGATCTTATCGTCAGGCCCAGTGTCCAGTACGACATGAGGTAAGGGTATCGCACTGAAATTAATAGGATTAATTGCATCGCCCTCTTCGACACAGAGAATACCCGTGCCAACAGCCAAGTCCATGAACGATTCATGCACCTCTTGGCTGAAGTTAGAGTTCTGCAACACCTCAAAGACGTAATCAGTTACATCGTCAAGCTGGTTATCAATCTCTTCGCGCTGATCCTTTGGAACTTCGCTGCCAGACATAAGGTCAGCCCATCGAGCAAAGTTAGGAACAATGCCAGACTGCAATCGACTGGCAAACTCTTGGACACCCACAACTGCGGTCTCGTCAAAAATCTTGTCGTCACGGCGTTCACCGGGGGTTTCAGAATAAAACGACTCGCGTTGCGGAAGAGCGTATTCATAGCATTCTTCAAACAACGGAACCCATTGCTCTCGCAAAGCCTTAGCCTTTTGATAACGCTGGATATATTGTTTAGCTAGTTTGTCCATTACTAATTAAACCTACCAATAAAGCCTGCTCCACTTCCGCCGCTGCGGAATAGAGACCTACGCCCACGGCCACCACCGCCACCTCGGCCTTCACCAGTACGTCGAGCCTCAAGGGCTTCGCTAATATCTTCGCGCTTTACTTTAGCCGCTTGTTCCGCTGCTTTACGCTTTGCTGCATCAGCCTCAAGGGACTGATCTACAGATGTTTGTTTTTCTTCTTGACTAGGCCCACCGCCACCAAAACACATAGTAAATCTCCTTTGCTTTACCCTTCGTAAGCACGAAACTTACAAAAACTCAACGCACAAACTACATTCGCGCCCATAATCCCTGCCGTTTTCGTCTGGCTGGGCCTTTATTAAAGACATCAAAGTCACGTTTAGCCACTGTGGGAGTGGCTGGCTTCTGACTATTCATAAGAGCGCGGCCCTCGCCTGCACCCAGAAACAAGTATTGTGCTGCATCGTGGACGTGGGAAAACATATTCTTGTCAGGTTTATCTGCAAACCGTTCACCAGAAACCTCCATGCGCTTGTAGGCATATCCACCTTCAAACCCTTTAATTAGCTGCTGACAGCGCCGATCTATTAACATCGCTGGCTTACCTTCCACCATCTTGGTCAACTGGGAGGAGACAGCCTCAAGTCGAAGGTCAACAGAGTTGGAGGGCGCTGGGAACGCCCTCAAGCCAGCTCCGCGCATGATGTGAAAGGGAGTTGACTCATCAGTTTGCGCGCGGAAATCACCCGATGGATCGCCAAATATAATGACTTCACCAGCGGCAGCGAACCTAGTCGCCAATTCTTGTCGTAAAACCTCAGAGAATCTAACGATCCCCATGTCGATAGCTACGATCTCAGACTGAACAAACCATCTTCCGCGCACCTTCTGCCCTATAACAGCGGCAGGAGTTAGCCCAAAGTCCACGCCTACATACAGAGGCACGTTGGCCGCTATAGGTATTTCTTCCTTAGCGACATGAACTTCTGCTGCAAACATTGGATACACAGGCTTTCCTTCTTGGATATGACCCAGTCTATTCATAACATACACATCAATCCAAGACTTAGTTTTACCCTGCACCAAATTAGGGTAATAGCTCTTCATCATGTTCTTCTGGTTTTCAGCGTCTTTGCTGGGAACGTAATCTTCTATCTCGCCTTCTTCCGATTTCTTTTCGACCATGCCAGGGGGCTGCGTAAAGAAATTCCAGTTATCTGGTTTGACCAGCATCTTAGCTTGCTCACGCGGTATATGATCTGGGATTGGTACTTCTCCAGACATAATCGGCCACCAGTGATCTTCTTCAGGAGCGTTGGTATCGGCAATGACGCCAGTCCAAGAAGGACCGCCATCACGCATAGAAGGATAACGACCCACACGCATAGTACAGGCATCAATAATACTCTTAGGTATTTCACGCGCCTCGTTAATCCAGATACCAGTAAGCTCCAGAGATAGGAGTTTCTTGACATCTTCAGGGCGATCCAATGCAAGGAAGATAACCTCAAGTTCAATGTCACCTTTTTTTATGTTGTGTGTATATGGGACTGACCAAGTAAACTTTCCCCAATCAGCTTCAGGAAACCAGTCTAACCAAGTCTTGATTGTCGTTGTTCTAAGCTGTGGGTTGGTGTTCCGTATGATCGCCCAGCGGCTTTTCCGAGTACCATCAGGCGCTTTCTTCTGTTCCAGAGCGCGGCGGAATACTTCTACACAGCAAGCAACAGATTTTCCAGAACCTACGGGACCGCGTATGCCGCGAAAGAAAGTGTTGTCTTTCATAAAGCCCTTGAGGACTTCACCATCAGGCTTATATTTAAAGTTAATCATTTGACTTCAATAGGCTTTTTTTACTTGCTCCGCCAGCCTTGCTTCTTTTCTTTGCGGATTCAACTGCTTCATCTATAGAATCAAATCTAGGAAACTTTTTACCAGTCCTCTGTTCATAAGATGCAGCTTCATTCCATGCCTTATCCCCTGAAAGA